CACCGAAGTCTGTTGCGTTTCCAGTAGATGCGATTGTAATAAAATCTATAGTATTAACAGTCGTTGGAGTAAACCCTCCTGCAAATGTTCCTCTAGTAGAGCTACTTGCTCCTGCTAAACCTGCTACAGTTGCATTAAGATCTCCAAAGTCTGTTGCATTTCCTGTTGATTGAATAGTGATAAAATCAATATTATTTCTAAAAGTGCTGCTATTTGATAAACCACCTGCAGCAACACCTCTTGTGTTTGACCCACATTGTGCTCTTGCTAAAGCACTTACAGTCATATCTCCAAAATCTATCGAGTTACCTGTAGAAGCAAAAGTAATGTAATCTATTATGTTATAAAACACATCTGAAGGTTGAAAAGTAAATCCTCCGTATGATATTCCTCTAGTTGAATCTGATCCACCACTAGAGCTTGCTCTTCGTTCAGCGCTGTATGTGCTGTCACCAAAATCAGCAGCATTTCCTGTAGTTGCAAATTCAACATATTGAACAACATTTACACCTGCTGTGTAAGACCCATCTGTGTGTCCTCCTGCAAAAACCCCTCTTGTAAAAGAAGAACCCATTGAACCTATATTTTTATTTGCAGTTCCTATTAAATCACCAAAATCAGTTGCATTAGCTGCAGATTTTATATTTATTTGAGCGATTACATTTGTTTGAGCAGGGGAAATACCTCCCGCAAATAGTCCAAGACTACCACCAGAACCAGGCCAATTATCTCCTAGCCTTGCATTATAAACATCTTTTATTTTCCAGATGTATGAGTTTGGTCCGTCTTTACTTGGGAATGACATTATTGTAGTCCTCCGTGATTAGCTCCACCACCACCTAAATTATTTCTTGCTTGAGTAGTATCTCCAAAGTCTATAGAATTACCAGCGGATGCTATAGTTACATATTCCATAACATTTGTACTACTATTTAAGGCGACAACGCCTCTTGTGTTATTAGAAGCTGCTGCATTACTTGATGATGTAGTTGTTAAGTCTCCAAAATCAATAGAATTACCAGTTGATCCAATAGTAACATATTGAATAATATTTGTAGAAGTTCCTGGTTCTGAAGTTCCTCCAGCTACAATTCCTCTCGTTGAAGATGAAAAACCAGCGGCATATCTGTTAGTTCCTAGCAAATCTCCAAAATCAGATGCGTTACCTGTTGACGCTATTGTAACAAAATCAATCACATTTGAATTACCTCCTGGACCTCTTCCACCTAAAAATAAACCTCTTGTTGGTGAACAAGCAGACGCTCTACTTCTTACACTTACAGACATATCTCCAAAATCTAGTGCATTACCAAGCGATGGAATTGTAATAAAATCAATTGTATTAACAATAGACCCTGGAAATTCTCCTCCTCCAAATATTCCTCTACTAGGAGTATTATTACAACCACTTGAAACAAAATATCTAGCTTGTGTTAAATCTCCAAAGTCACTTGTATTACCAGTAGTTTGCACATTAAAAGCGTCAATTACATTTACTTGAGTAGGGGATGATCCACCTGCAGAAATACCTCTTGTTGAAGTCATAGCAGTTCCCATATAAGCTCTTGTTGATGTTAAATCACCATAATCAACTGCATTGCCTGTAGATGAAATATCTATATAATCCATTGTGTTTACAAGACTAGGGGCTCCTCCACCAAAATAAATTCCTCTATCTGGTTGAGCAGTTAACGTAGACCCATCCAAGCCTCCGTGGCCGTCTGAAGTAGCAGATGGTCTGTAACCTCTTATTGGATCTAAATCACCAAAGTCTGTTGCATTACCTGTTGATGCGATGGTCACAAAATCTATTGTGTTTATATTTGTTGGAGTTTTCCCAGAACCGAATACACCTCTAGTAGAATTAGATGTTCCACCATCTTGTATTTGAGTTCTTCCTACTGTTAAATCACCAAAGTCTACAGCATTACCTGTAGATGCAATTTCAACATATTGTATAGTAGCTGAAGCGCCCGTACCTTGAGTATTATTTCCACCTGCTTGTAAGCCCCTTGTTGATGAAGTTGCTCTAGTT